CCAGCCGATGAGCGTCTTCACGGCATTGATCATCGTGAGAATCGGAGAGATGGCGATGCGAACGGCAGCCGCAACAGCTGCAAAGGCCGCATGGGCCGGCCCAGCGATCCTGCGAAAAGCGGCGATGAGCTTGTCCGTCACCGTGAGGATGACGTCGAGAATCTTCATCCACACCCGAAAGATGGTGGAGTAGAGCAGGATGTTCCACTTGATGAGGGGCACTATCACCTTGGACAACAAGACGATGGCGCTACGCACCCTCTCGATAGTTGGCTGGTGTCTGGCAAGGACCTCTCCGAAGCGAGCCCATGCAATACGAGCATCGGCTACAGCCTCCTTGGCCCTCACCAATGCTTCGTGAGCCCTCGGGCCAACCCACACAACAAAACGCTGCAAGTAGGGAATAGCTTTGCCGACCAGGTCCCCGAGCAAGTTGTTGAGACGGTTGTGAAGAACCGTCAACTGTCCACCGAAGGTCTTGGCAGCCGCAGCCGCAGACCCACCAAACTCCGTGTTCAACTCGCCCAGGATGATCTTTTGCGCCTGGAGAGTCTCGCCCTGTTCCACCAGCAGCGTAATCCGATCCTTGGTCTGCTGGTCGAAGGAGACACCGACGCGCTGCAAGGCGGTGATCCCCTTGATCGGATCATTGAGCGCCTTACCCAGCTGGATCGCAGAGCTGGACGCGTCCTGCCCCAACGCCGTAGACATGTCCACCATCGTCCGCGTGGCCTGGTCGAAGATGTCGTTGCCCTTGCCCACCTCATTTCTGATGTTGGTGAAAGTGAGCAGCAGGTTTTCCCCGCTCTTGATCGCCTCGTCGTCCATCGTCGACTTGAGCATCAGCGCGCCGCCAAGATCCTCAACATGCTTGGCAGTGACATTGGCTGCGTTACCCGTCGACTTGAGGACAGCGTTGGTCTGAGCGGCGACCTTGACACCCTCGTTGTATTCGTCCCAGCCGATCTTCGCCGCCACACCGATGGCAGTAACGCCGGCTGCGATGCCACCCAGAGCAGCCTTGCCCATCAGTTGCTTGGCAGAGCTCGTTGTCTTCTTTTGGGCGCTGCCTAGAGCCTTGATGTACGAGCTCGCATCGCCAACGATCTCTACTTCGATTTTACGAGCCATGCGCCTTCTCTAGCTGCTCGTAAGCGTCGGCGAGCTGCTCGTGCGTCAAGTCGTCGATCGGCACTAGGACGCCGATACTTCCGAGGGCAGGGGTCCAGTAGGAGGCAGGCTCTCGAGGTCCTGTCCATTCGCCTGGGGTCCGAAAGGGGTCTCGTCCCCCTCCGACGAATCGAGGTCGAAGAGGTCATAGTCCATGATCTCGTCAGCGAGGATGACCGCCGGCTTGTCGGGATCCTCGCGGCGCAGGCCGACGAAGAGGAGCACCATCAGACGAGCGGAGTCCGAGTCTGTCAGACCAACCCCCAGCGCCTGCTCGCCTTCGTAAACCTGCCGAAGCGGAGCCCGTTCCACGATCACTTCTCGGCCTCCGTACTTGAACGTAATCACTGCCATCTAAAACCCTTCCTTCCGTCCTAGCCAATCCAAGAGGTCTTCTACTTCGTCTTCGATCTGGTCGTGCCGCTCCTCGAGCGCGTGCATTGCAAGGCCCATCTGCGCCGCTCCGAAGTCCGGCCTCTGCCCAGTCTTCTTCCGCTGCGCCTGCCTGACCACAACGCCCTTCATGGTTGGGTAAGGCTTGATCGTTGAGGTGGAAGCGCCGGCATAACGACCCATCATCCCGCGCCAGTCAGCGGCTACAGGCTCAGCCAGTTTCCGGAGCTCGTCCTTTACCTCACCGACAACAGAAGACTCGATCCGCTTGAAGGCTCGGTTTACCTGCGTCAGCCCAGTAACCCTGACGGTCGCAGCCGTCCGGGCCATTACGGAACCTGGAGTTGAACGACCGCGTAAGTGACGCCTGCTGTTGCCGAGGGCGTGACCGTGCCCAGGCCCGTCACCGGGTCGGCATAGAGCGCGGGGTCGAGCGGGCCGATGACCAGGCGCCCCGTGGTCGCCCCGATCGTTGGCGCAGGATCAGGGATAGCGAGACCGCGATTTGTCCCCGGGGTAGTCACCGTAATCGTCCTGGTGGCCGCGTTCGAGTTCTCGACCAGGAGAACTGAGCGCAGATCGGGAGTAAAGGTGTCGCTGGCTGCCGCGGCTGCATAGGACGGCGCCAAACCGTTGACGCTGCTGGCCTGTGTCGAGAGTAACGCCATTACGCCGTCAGCCTTTGGATGCCGGTCTGGGAGGCGTTGCGGAAGGTGGCGTTGGTGGTGAGCGCCGAGCCGACGTCGCCTGCCAGGGGCGAGTAGTCGCCCATCATCTTGGCTGTCATCACAAAGCCGGGGTTGGTCGCGGAGCGTACAGCGTTGGTGCGTCTGACTTCAACGGTGAAGGTGGTTGAGCCGTTGTCGAGCGGCCAGAGCGTTGCGTCCACCGAGCCCGCCGCCTGAGACTGGAAGAACTCGACCGTGATCGAAGCGTCGGGGATTCCTCCGGCGTACTGCATCATCGCATCGCCAAAGGCTGTGACGTCGACCTCGGGGATCGAGGTTGTCACCTCGCAACTGCGGGCCTGGTTCGACAGGTCCACACCGTTGACGAGCACGTAACCGTTAGTCCATACCTCCTTGGCCATTTAGACAACCTCCTCGAAGTCGGGTGCGGCCAACGCGGGATGCTCACTGGCGTAATGCTCAGTCAGCGTCTCCTGTTTCTGAAAGTGGGGAACGTCGGCCTTCTTCACCGACTTGTCTTCGTCGCAAGCTGGGCAGGCGACCTTCGGCGTGATCTCTTCCACGTAGCCGGCCTGTACCAAAGCGGGAAAGTCGAACGGCATCACCTGGACGGAGCTAATCTCATCGCCCTTTGCCCCAAGGGAAAAGTCCTCGAGCACTCGGTAACGCCTGGACATTCCTCGCCTTTCCTAGCTTGCTTCCACGAATACTGTAACTACCCAGTCGGACAAAAGAAGACCCAGATTGGAAGCGGTGACGAGGACGCGAGGCTCGAGAGCCTCAGCGCAGTAGACGTCCGTAGCCAGACCACCGAGAGTCTTGTCAGATTCGACCGCACGGCAGAGCGATCGTTCCCCTGCCTCGTCGATGAGCTCGTCCAAAAGAATCTGCGGGCCAATGTCCGACGTCAGAGCTACGAAGGCCTGGATGGTGAAGGTGTAGTCGGTCAGCCCTCCCTGGAAGGCCTGGTGGTACTTGACCGCCGGCGGCAAGATGTGGATGCCCGGCGGCGTCGGGTTGGGCAGGGCGTAGCGCGAGACTTGCAAGTCCGGGATGGTCTTGAGGTTGTCGCGCAGGGCGGCGCGGAGATCACCAACGACACTCACGCGTCAGAGTTCCAGACCTTGTAACGAGAGAGCAGAGCCTCAACCTGGGGGTCTGAGCGCCCGAGGCGAATAGCTGGGCCGTCCAGCGACGTTGCGAGAACTCCGAAGGGCGCCTCCCGAGCTCGTCTCAGCAACTGCGTGGCGATGATGAGCACAGCGGCCTTCACTTCTGCCGGCGCCGTGGCGTAGCCGTAATCCGCGGTAATGGAAACAGCCTGCGGTGCACGGGTGAATCGCTTCCCGGCGAGGATGCGGATCGTGTCACCGCCGTCAATGTAGTAGTCCGTGCCCGAAACCCAGGCCGTACCGTCCACGGTCAGGGCGGTGACGTTCGAGATAGGGCCGGTATAGAGGTAGACGTCAGAGATGGGTGTGTACTTGCGCGTGCTTGCAGCCGTCAGCGCGAAGGGAACGCTCACCATCTCATCGACGACGTTGGAAGCAGCCTCGAGTGCCCGAGCGATGTCCTGGTCAGCAAAGGACTCGCCGCCGATGGAGAGCGTGTCTTTCATTTCCTCCACGGAGACGTACTGATTGACCACCGGGGAATGGGCTCGGATCTCGAACAGAGACTCAGGCACATCCTCGAACTGCCCTCCCGCTGTGACTCGCCACCAGTACGTATAGAAGCCGACCGTGTCGACATCGAGCGCAGCCCAGTCATAGTGGACGTTTCCGGTAGCCGCCACGTCGATCACAGCCGCTGCATCCACCTTCAAAGTCGAAGAGCCAACCGCTCTCATTTGCAGCTTGACGGTAGCGCCGGTCAGGTTGGTCGGGGCTCCGTCCAGCAGGATCTGTCCTGTCAGCGGAGGTTGGCGGTTGTCCTTGTAGTGGACGATCGGCTCATCCATCAGTAACCCCCATTCTGCCACCCGTGGCGGAGGTCAGTTCCCGTTCCTGAGAACGCGCAAAGACCTTGCCTCCATAGGTGGCGCCGACGTTGCCGTTTGTGGTGACGTCCATGCGGCCCCTGTTCCTCGAGGTGTAGGGCAGGAAGACAAACCCAGTACCGACGATCGCAGTAGGGGCGGGGGCCACGCCCAGTGCCGTCGCAGGGAGAGGGATCAGAACGACGCGCACTGCTGCGGTCGGCGCAACCCCCAAAGCGAGACTAGCACCGACGACAACGGATTTCACCGAGACAGGGGCAGGGGTGACCCCGAGCGCGACAGATGACGTGAGCACCTTCACAATCGCTACCACCGGCTGGGGTGCCACTCCGAGGCCCACAGAGGCCGTCACAGACCTTACGACCAACACAGTCGGCGCCGGTGTCACTCCGAGAGCCAGCGCAGCAGATGGCGTTACAACGACGTCGCCGCCGCCGCTGATTACGACCGTTGGCGCCGGCGTAGACCCAAGCGCGAGCGCAGCAGTCGGGAATACCACGACTAGCTTTACGGGCGCCGGGGTAACTCCGAGAGCGATTGAACTCGTGGGCGCGACAACAACCAGCGGCGTTGGGGCAGGCGCAATCCCTAGGGCCAACGCCGCTGTCGCTACCTTGACGTCGACAACCACCCCGGTCGGAGTCGTCCCCAACGCAGTGGCCGCGGTCGATAGGACCACGACGTCGACGACTACCGGCTGAGGTGCGAGCCCCAGGGCAGTAGCAGCGCCGACAACCACAGTGACGTCCGCAGGGGCGCCAGCCGTCGGCTCGGCCTGATGATGCTGTACTAACGGGCCAGGACCCGGAAGAAAAAGTTGGGTGGGCACCTAAGTGCCCTTAGTTCCGCCAGTACCCGTAGGCATAAAGCGTCGTGAAGGAGCCTGCCACGGAGAGCGTCTTCGTGATCGAGATCGAAGAGTTGGCTGAGGTGTCTACCGTGGCCGATGTGCCCCCGAAGGCCACGGTCAGCCCGGAGTTAGCTGTCGCCGCCACGCCACCAGAGCGGAAGGTTCCGCAACCGACCGCAGTCGAGGTCGCGCTACCAGGAGCTCCGATCGTGCGGAAGACAAGCTCAAACTCAAGCTGCCACGGGCCGGAGAGCGAGGAGGCGGGGACTGTCTGCGCGATCGAGGCGCCAAGGGCGACACCGCCGACACCATAAGTGGGCGTGATCGTGAGTGCACCCGTGGCGGCAGTGGTGATAAGCCCTCCCGCGTGGACTACATAGATGCGCCCCGCCTTGGCCTCGTTGGCAAAGATGGGCGTGTATTGCAGACCCGTCCACATCGCCACCGCCCCGGTCGCCGTATCCGCCGATAGGGGCGAAGTAATGGGCGGATCGATATAGGGGCCTTCTACTAGATACTGGCGTGCCATCTCAGCCTCCTAACGGCGCATAAAGGGAAGGTGGGCGGGTGGAGATTGTGGAGAGGCTGCGGCCGGACCGATCCAGCCCACGGTCGAGAGAGCGAGATCGTCGAAGTAAGCGGTGTCCGAGGGCAAGGGGATAGCCGGACAATGGCCGATTCGGATTTGGTCGGAGTTCGCGCCGAGCACCATCGCGGCGCCGTAGTCCTTTGAGTCGGACTCGGAGCCAATGAGAGCGTCCGGCGTGTTGTAGAGCCGCATCACGGCCTCGCCAACCGTCGTAGAGGAAAGAATGCGGATCTCGACTCGTACCCACTGGTTTAGAGACATCGACGGCCCGGTCGAGGCCCCCTGCGACGTGCCCGCCGCGTTCTGCATGTTCATCTTCCCGGTGGACGTAAACAGGAAGTTGGCGCTCGCTGCGGCCGCGTTGGTCCGAACGGCAATGGGAATGAAGTTCCCTGACGGGAGCGCCGTTCGATAGAGGTAGAACCGGATCCAGAGGCTGCCCGTGATCGACCCGAGGCCCGTCCATTCCATCCTCGTAGCCGTCGGGGATGAGGCCGGGGTTGTGAGCTTCGCGCTGAGAGACCCGTGTGCCTCCTGCTCGATGGAGAAGGTCTGCGTCGACCCGACCCCGGTGGTCACGACGTCGAAGGCGTCCCCCGAGGCGCCGCCCGAGTTTGCGGGCGAGATGGTCGTCCCATCGGAGCCACCCTCGAACGTGTTGGAAAGTGGGGGCGCCGGCATTCAACGGCTAGGTAACGTCGATCTTGGCGATCCCCGTCGCATCCCACTGGACGGTAAAGTTCGCAGCGGTGACAGACTGGGCTCCGAGGTCGTAGAAGCTGACGAGAGGGTCGGTGGTGCTCGCGCCTGCAGTGTCCTCGAAGACGACGGCGTAACGGATCGAGGCGATCGTTGCGGTAGTCCAGACAGCATCGGCGGCGTCGAAGCGCCACTCGTCTGTGGCCGTGTCGTAGACCGAGGTCTTGGACCCGAGCACAACGCCCTTGGTCGTGTAGTTGGTGCCGGTGACTTCGTTAGTGGCGTCGTTCCAAAAGTCGTCCGTGTCGTTGTTGGGCGTATACGTCGCCGTGTGCAGCGAGCAGTTGAACGCGCCCGTGAGGAAGTCGGTCTTGGTAGCGCCCTCCATCTGCCGCTCGACAAAAAGCCCGTACCAAGCCATTAGAGCTTCACCTCTTCGATCTCGGCCAGCTTCATCGGGTGCTCGGCAGGCTCCACTCCATCGGAGAGGATGGTGTCGTAGCGCGAGTAGTCGGCCTTTCGCTTCTCCACGGCGTGGTCATACTGCGCCTGCGTGATGTCTCCAGCCGCCAGGAGATCATCGAGGCGCTGGTACGTCACGGCCTCACGTCCGGCCCTGCGCTGGTTGTACGCCTCGAGCAAGATCTTTGCCTCGGCGCGGTCTCGGGCCAGGAGAGTTACGTACTGGTTCCCAGCCCGAGACTTGAATACTCCGCGCCACGCCTTCATTTACTTTTTGTCTGCCTTTCCTGCGTCGACCTTCTCTACGTTGTCCTTGTCCGCAGCCGACACGTAGGCGTTGGAAGCCACGTGCGTCTCCGGATGGATCTCAGGCTCGCCGGTGGGAGCTCCTGCCCCTGCGACGAGCGCCTGAGCGATCGGCACCTCCGGATCGTTGGTCGAGACCGGAGGACGATTTACCTCGAGCCCTTCATACGGACCCGGCTGCGAGGAAGCATCTGCTTCGTGCGGGACTTCCTCCGTGACGGTGACGACCGACTGACCTTCGTCCGGCTCGGCATCCTGGATATTTCCCTTTGTCTCTGCCATTGCTTCCTCCTTTCTAGGTTGCGGCGTAGGCCAGTACGCGCAGAGCGTCTGCGAGTACGACCTTGCCATCGAGGCGCAGGTAGCAGCGGAAGCCCACCTGGCCGTTGTCGGAATGGAGCTCGTTCTGTCGCTGCATGAACACGCCGTTGACGCGGCGGATCCAGTAGGCGCGTGAGAACTGCCCGATGATGCCGAACTTGGCGTTGGCGCCAGGCGCGGCAAGGTTCGGGTGCGCGTAAACCGGGATGCCCTGGATCATGTCCGGAGCGCCGGCCGACAAGCTCGGCTGCCAGAGAGGACGTCCGGTCGAGTCAACCAGCGTCATCAGGCGAACCCACTGACCGTCTGAGATCAGCAGCGCCATGTCCTGCCGGTACTGGGCAGGCACGGTGTAGATGGCCGTGAGCAGAGCCGCAGCCGTTGGGGTTGCCACCTGACCGGCAGGCAACGAGGAGACCGTCACCGCGGAAGCGGCGTCGAGGATCCCCGTCGGCTTGCCGGAACCGTCACCCGAGATATAGGCGGCTTCCGCCAGAGCGCCGATTCGCTCACCGAACTCCGTCGAGATGAAGCTGGTGAGGTCGAAGGCGGAGTCCGTCAGGAGCTCCTCAGAGACGATCAGCTTGCTTCCGGCCTTGAAAGCCGAGAGCGTACCGTTGGTGATCGTCTCGTCCGAAGGCGTGTAAGCCCCGGACTCGGCGATCCATGCGGCGGTGCCGTGCGTCAGGTTGAGGGGGATGTTGATGACGTCGCCCTCGGACGTCTGCAGTGTGCGAGAGAGCGAGCCCACGCCTCCAGGAAGGAAGCGGAGAGCACGCACGACCGAGTCTGCGATGTCCGTCGGTACGAAGAAGCCACCACCGGAAGCCGCCTTCGAGAGAACGCGGTACTCCTCGGAGTCGAGCGACTCCTTGCCCTGGAGAAGCCACTTGTAGACCGCGACCCGCACGTCAGGAGTGTCCTGCGCGAGCGGCATCGCGTTCTGGGAGCGGTACTCCAGGAGTGACTTTGGAGCCCCATCGGGCGAGTAGGAAACGGAGTTTTCCGGCGCCCACTGCGCCAGCTGCTCCGTCTTCGTGTGCTGCTCGAGGCTCTCGTTGATCGAGAGGATCTCCTTCTCGAGCTTGGCGAACTTGTCCTTGTCCTCGGCCCGCCACTCCTGCTCCTTGTTGTCGGCCTTCCACTGGTCGGCCGTCGTCGCAGTCGAGCGAAGCTCCTGAACGAGTGTCATGCGCTGTTCCTTCAGGCGCACTTCGTCGTCACGTCGCATTTGTTACCTCCCTTCGATCTGTTTGATGTACGACTCCCACCACGGCTTTGAGGAATCCGTGATGGCGGGCTCGGGGGGTTCCTCGCCCCACCAAGCCTCATCGTCGGGAGGTGACTCCGCTGCCGCATCCTCGATCTGTGTCTCCGCACCATCGAGCAATTCCTGCAACGGGGTCGCGACGAAACCTGCACGGAGCTCAACATTGGTGCCGGGGTAGGCCGGCTGCCATGTGAGCGTCACGTCGATCAATTTCTGGGCGCCTTTGACGACGCGGTAGATAATCCCGCCTCGGCGCTCGAAGGTCTGGTCCTTGTCGCCGGCGTCCCGGCCGTAGCTCATTCCGCGCACGTCTCCGCGCTCGACAAGCTCGCGCACGTACTCGCCCAGTCCGCTCTTGGGAAGCCTGGCCTGTACGAGCAAGCCCTTGCCGTCCTCCTCGAGCTTGAGAGCGCCGGACTTGGTCGTGGCGAGCAGTTGGTTTTGGTCGTGCTGCCAGAGAAGGGGAACGTCATTTTCTGCG